CCGAGGAGCTGGCGCGTGTCGGTGCGGCCCGCAAGTTCCAGCTGTACGGCGAGATCGGGCTGGAGTACGGCCCGGAGCTTTACCACGCGCTCATCAAGGATCTCCTCTGATCCTGAGCGACTGACCGTGGGGGCATCGCAAGGTGCCCCCACGGCACTCCCATCCACTTCCACGCAAAGGGGTTTCTTATGGCCAAGTTCACAGCAACGCATGGCGTCGAGTTCGGCGAGCAGGCGGCGCCGAAGAAAGAGGGCGGCGAGCCCGGCCCGTACATCGTGTGGGCCAAGTTCGAGCATGACCGTTCCCTGGACACTGTCGAAGGCGTGAGGACGTACACGTTCAGCACGGACGACGAGGCGATCGCTGCCCGTGTCCGCGCCGTCAACGACTACGGCATCACCGAGGTCGACGCTCCCGCCGAGGCCCCCGTCGATCCCGCCCCCGCGTCCTGACCGCCTAGTTACAAGCCGAGAGAGGCGAGCACATGAGCACACCCATCGCAGTGCCCGCCGATCTCGGCACGTACCTGGGCGACCCGGCCATCGACACGGTCCGGGCCACACAGAGCCTTCTGCTCGCGCAGGACCTCTGCGAGACCATCTGGTCCCCGATCGGTGCCACAGCGCTGGGCATCATCCTGGCCGTGGCGGCGCGGCAGTACGTCAACGTCACGTCCGCCAACAACGTGGCGCTCGGGACCGCGCACATCGGCTACGGCACCCCCGGCACCAGCCAGGGCGTCGGCGGCCTCTACCTGTCCCGCTCGGACAAGACGACCCTGCGTCGTCTCGCCGGTCGCGGCGGCGGGTTCTCCACGTCCGTGCTGCCTGTCGGTGCCAGTGCTGTGCTGTCCGTGACCGTGACCGCAACCGCGGGCACGTACACCCTCAACTTCGCCGGGGCGATCACAGCCCCCATCGCATGGAACGCGACCGCCGGTGCGGTGCAGGCTGCGCTGGAGGCCCTTGGGGTCATCAGTGTTGGCAACGTGTCCGTGACGGGCGCCTACATCATCACCTTCACCGGCACGCTGGCAACCGTGCCGGTCCCGCCGCTCGTGGCGAACGGTGGGAACCTCACCGGGACCGTCACCACCGGCGTCATCACCGTGGGCGTCCTGGCTCCCGGGCAGGGTCTGCCGCCTTGGGACTACGACTACTACCGCAACCGGCACTCGCTCGGTCAGCAGGTCTACGGCGGTCAGTGGTGAGCGCCCTCTCGGCGTTCTTCGTCCACACGGCTTCCGTGGAGACCTTCACGGGCGCCGGTGCCTACGGAGACACCTACGCGACCTCGGTGGACGTGAAGGGCTTCCTCGATGACGGCGTGGTCCTGGTCCGCACGGGCACGAGTGAGCAGTTGGAGCAGAAGTCGATCTTCTACGCCGCCCTGACCGACGCCGACAAGCTCGTCGCTGGTTCTCGGGTCACGGTCAACGGGCGGGTGGCGTGGGTCTCGGCGATTCGTCGCCGCGATGGTGGCTCGCTCGGGCTGCCTGACCACATCGAAGCGGACCTGGTCTGATGGGCATCGATCTCGCGGCCATTACCGCCAAGGTCCGCGACCACGTCGAGGACGCCCTGGCCGCAGGCGGGCAGGTCATCCTGGACCGTTCGCAGGAGCTCGTGCCTCTGGCTGGCCGCCCCGACACTCTCGGCGGTGTCACCCTCGCCGAGTCCGGCCGGGTCAACAGGACGGGCAGCAGCTACCTGCCGGTCGTGTCAGTCAGCTACGACGGGCCGTACGCGATCTATCAGCACGAGGGCATGGAGTTCCATCACCCCACGGGCGGGAGCGCCAAGTTCTTGGAACGGGCCATGGTTGAGCAGACCAATGAAGCGGTCGGCGCGATGGGCGACGAGATCCGGAAGGCGCTGGAGAAATGAGCGGCTTCGAGACTCTGCTCCTGACCGGCGTTGCGCAACTCCTGTCCGTCGCCAACCTCGGAACGTGGCGCGACACGGGCATCTACACGGCCGCTGAGACGGGGATTGTGTTCGACGTGATCCCCGTCGCCCCGGACAACGTCATCACACTGACCGACTACATCGTCTCAGACGACCCGACCCTGTCTGACTCTGTGATCGGCGTGCAGGTCCGCACCCGGTGCGCCGGCCAAGACCCGCGTCCCGTCAAGGACTTGGACGGGGCCATTTTCAACGTTCTGCACGGCCTCGAAAGCGTGACCCTGACCGGCGGTGTTCACGTCGTGTCCCTGGTCCGCCGCTCTGGGGCCTCTCTCGGCCAGGACGCAAACAATCGGTGGATGAGATCCAGCAACTACTACGCCACCGTCTGGCGCCCCAGCGCCAACCGCTCGTAACCCACATGACCGTCTAGAAGGAGAAACATCATGGTAGCTACAACGAAGGTCCAGCTTGGTGCGGCCACCACGGTCCGCAAGTGGTACCTGGACGTCAACACCGGCACGGACGCCGCGCCCGTCTGGATCGGCGTGTTCGGCGTCACGAAGTTCCAGCCGGCCCTGAAGCCGACGATGGTGGACACCTCGGACTTCGACTCCGGCGGCGACATGTCGTCCACGGTGACCGCCCGCGCGTGGTCGGCAGTCTTCGGCATCGATCGCAAGTCGCTGGCCTCTGACCCCACCTCCTATGACCCCGGCCAGGAGGCGCTGCGCCTGAAGGCGGAGAACATCGGGCTGCTGAACTCCATCGGGGTCCGGTTCTACGAGATGGAGCCGGGCGGTCCCCGCATCGAGGCGTACCAGGGTACGGCCGCTGTCGAGTGGTCCCCAGACGGTGGCGCCATGTCGGCCATCGATTCAGTGACGGTGACGCTCACCGGGCAGGGCAAGCGGACCATCATCACCCACCCGGACACGGTCGCCTCCGTGCCTGTCATCTACTCGTTCTCCCCGATCACCGGCCCTGCTGCTGGCGGAACCATGGTGGAGATCCTCGGTACCGGCTTCACCGGGACCGTCGCCACCACGGGCGTCAAGTTCGGCGCGACCAACGCAACCTCCTGGGTGGTCGTCAACGACGACACGATCGTCGCGACCGCTCCGGCTCACGTCGCGGGTGCGGTGTCCATCGTCGTGACGAACGCCACGGGCCCATCGACCACGGGTGGCAGCTACACCTACGTCTGATAACTAGTCGTGACGCGGGCGGCTTCGGCTGTGGTCGCCCGCGTCACCCAACAGCCACAACAGCCGACTACCGAAGGAAACAGCCATGTCCAGATTGGACCTCGCTGGTTACCTCGACGACGACTCTGTCGAGATCCCCGGCATCATCTCCACGACCTACCCGGACGGCAAGACCTACCGGTTCGCATCCCCGGACGCCAAGACGGGCCTGTCCCTGGCCTCTCTGGCTGACCTGGCCGTCAGGGCACGCCTCGGCGGTGACATTGGCGCGCAGGCAGCAGCGCTCGAGCTGGACGACAACCAGGAACGCGACCTGATGCGGGACGTCATGGGCGCAACCCTCGACGAGCTCACCGCGGATGGCGTCTCGTGGGTGAGGATTCAGCGCCTGAACCGCTACCTGTTCATTTTCTTCGCGATGGGTGAGGATGCGGCGGCGGGGTTGAAGCTGTCGGGGGGAACCCCGGCCCCGGCGAACAGGGCGGAACGCCGGGGCGCGAAGAAACTGACCCCGGCGAAGTCCGCAACGCCGCCGGCCTCGCGCGCTGGATCGACGACGGGTCACCGGAAAGCCCCCAAGGCCAGCAAAGCCTGACCTGGGGCGCCCTCCTGGACCAGTGGTCGCTGATCGAGTGCGACCTGGCTGACCGGGGTATCGACGTCGGCGACCCGGTGCTGATGGCATCCCGGTCGTGGCGCTGGTTGCGGGTCCGCATCCTGGGCCTGCTCGACGCCCGACTGCAGTTTCTGCCGCTCGCTGACGGGTCGATGCTTCCCGTGCCCGGCTCCCGTCTTGGCAGGCACTTCCAACAGACCTAAAACCGAGGGGGTGCGGCGATGGCACTAAACGTCGGTGAACTTGTGGCGTACCTCAGGCTCGACATGGGCGACTTCGACAAGGGGATGGCTAGCGCTCAAGCCAGGGCTGACAAGCTCGACGGCAAGGACGTCGACGTCAAGGTGAAGGCCGACACGGCCGTCGCTGATGAGAAAATCGCGGCCATCATGGCGGCGGCCAACAAGCTCGACTTCCGGGATCCCATCGACGTCAAGGTGAAGGCCAAGGTGAAGGCCGACACTGCTGTTGCGGAAGCCAAGCTGGCCGCTGTTGCTGCGTCCGAGGACAAGGTCGACGCGGGCAACAAGAAGATTGCCAAGTCCGGTCAGGACGCAGGCCGGGGCATGGGCGCGATCGTTGCCGCGGTCCTTCTCCTGGGTCCGGCGCTGGTGCCTATCGTCCAGGCCACGGTCGGTCTGGGATTCGGCTTCGGCGCGATGGGCGTGGCGGGTGTTCTGGCGCTCGTCGGCATTGTCCAGGAGATAGGGAAGGGGACCGCCCTGGGTGGGCAGTTCTCGGCGATGCTAGTCACCCTGAAGGGCGATCTGACGACCCTCGGCCATGCGGCTGCGATGGGCGTGCTGGGCCCGTTCCAGCAGGCCGTTGCCGACCTGCAGACCAAGATGCCCGCCCTGAACGGTCTCATCGGCGAGTTCTCCGTCATCACCGGCAAGACGGCCGGGGTGCTGATCAACGGGCTCGTGTCCGCGATGATCATGCTTGCCCCGCTGGGGCGCGACGCGAGCGTGTACATCCTGACCCTGACCCAGCGATTCGCGGGTCTGATGTCCGGTCAGGGTGTCGTCGCCTTCGGGGACTATGTGCGCTCTGTGTTCCCGCAGGTAATGCAGGCTATCGGGTCCATCGTGGGCATGGTGGGGCACCTTCTGGACGCGATCGCCCCCCTGGGCTTGGGGGGGCTGACTATCCTGCGGACGTTCGCGGACCTCATCAACGCCATACCCACCGCGCCCCTCGCGGTCCTGGTGCAACTCGCGTCGTCGGTATACATCGGCTTCGAAGCGTGGAAGTTGCTGTCCGGGCCCATCGACGCCCTGTCCAAGTCGCTGAAACTCAATGGCGTACCCGCGGCGTTGCAGGCCGTGGGCGTCTCCGCTGAGACTGCTGCATCTGGAGTCCGGACCTTGACGATAGCCGCCGGGGTCATTGGCGCAGTCCTCGCCGTGGCGACCCTCGTCTACTCCGCGTTTGCGGATTCACAGAGGCAGAGCACGCAGGCCGCGAACGACTTCGCCGACGCGATCCGCGCGGACAACGGCGCTATCGGCGAGAACACCCGCGCTATGGCCGTGAAGAGTCTGTCGGACTCCCATGCACTCGATCTGGCCCGCGACCTTGGGATCAACCTCTCCCTCGTGACCGACGCCGCGCTCGGGAACGCCGGGGCGCTCAAGGAAGTCACCGCACAGCTGAACTCGAAGTTCGGACCGGCCGTAGCTAGCAATGCGGCTCAGATGACAGAGGCACAGCAAAAGGCGATCAAGCTCGGCGAGGCGCTGAACGGCACCAACAGTGACCTACAGGTGGGGATCGAGAAGAACAAGGAATTGGCCGCCGCAACAGCCACAAGCACAGCCGCAGTCGACCCCGCCCGGGCCGCGCAGGACGTGTTCGCCGCCAGCATCGGGACAACGTCCGCGGCCCTAGCCACTGCCACGGCGGGGCAGAAGACGACCGCCGACGCCGCCGCGAACGCCGCCGCGAAGATGTACGTGGAGAACGACGCCGCGGGGCTCCTCAAGACGAAACTGGACGAACTCAACGGGAAGGCGATCAACGCCGCGCAGGCCCAGAACTCGTTCGATTCGTCGCTGGCGAACATGGGCGACCACATCACCACGACCGGCAAGAAGATCACCTTCACGACCACGTCGATTGGCGACATGTCCACGGCGTCGGTGGCGTTGCGTGGCCAGCTCAACAGCCAGGTCACGAACCTGGAGAACGTCGCTGAGGCTAACCGCGGGGCGGGGGCGTCCACGGACGCCGTGAGTGCGCAGATGAAATC